GAAACACGGAACGGGGGGCCGTGAGCCGCTAACCCCCCAACTTTCTAGTAGCGTAAGGAAATCAAATGTTATTAAGACCCTATCAAGAGGTCGCTGTTTCAGATGCATCAACAGCATTAGACAAACACAGCAACACAATCGTAGTAGCGCCTACAGGGGCTGGAAAAACTATTATGATGTCTGCCTTGATTGGTAAGAGGCATAAAACAGGAAAGCGCGTCCTGGTTCTACAACACCGTGATGAGTTGGTAGAACAAAACAGCATTAAGTTTAATAAAGTAAATCCATACATTACTACCAGTATTGTGAATGGTACGATAAAACATTGGGAAGGTGATGCAGTCTTTTCTATGGTTCAAACCATGTCTAGGGATGCCAACTTACGAAATCGACCTAAATTTGATATGGTTGTAATAGACGAAAGCCACCATGTTGCAGCTCGAACATACCAAAAGATAATTGATGCAATTCGAGAAGACAACGAAAACGCTGAAATTGTAGGCTTTACAGCCACTCCTAATCGTGGAGATAGGAAAGGGCTAAAAAGTGTTTTTAATAACTGCTCACATCAGATTGAATTAACTACATTAATTCGTGAGGGTTTTTTGGTCAAGCCAGTTGCCTACGTTATCGACGTTGGTGTGCAGAGCCAATTAGGAGAAGTCAGGCGACTTGCTAATGATTTTGACATGGAGCAAGTTGAAGCGATTATGAACCGCACCATCATTAATGAGCGTGTTGTTAAAGAATGGTTAGAAAAAGCTTCAGATAGGAAGACCGTTGTATTTTGCTCTACTATTCGCCATGCAAATGATTTGCTTGATGAGTTTATTGTTAATGATATTAATGCAGAAATAGTAACTGGAGAAACGCCATCTAATGAACGTGCGGATATTCTGCACAGTTTAGAGTTTGGTGATGTTCAAGTTGTTATTAACGTAGCTGTTTTAACTGAGGGCTTTGACGCTCCACCTGTTTCTTGCATTGTGCTTACAAGACCATGTTCATACAAATCCACAATGGTGCAGATGATTGGTCGAGGTCTGCGTATCATTGACCAAGAGATACATCCTGGACTAATTAAAAAGGATTGCATTGTTTTAGACTTTGGCACCAGTATTTTAACGCATGGTGCTTTGGATGAGAATGTAAACTTAGATGGCGCTCCAGAAAACCCTAATGCAGTTGGTATAGATAAGCAGTGTCCAGAGTGCGATTTTATTATTCCAGCTAACTCAAGAGTATGTCCTAACTGTGGTCATGGTTTTGAGGGCATTGCCAAGTCTGAGCTATCTGACTTCTTATTAACAGAATATGATCTCATGCAGCTATCTCCGTTTAGGTGGCTGGACATCTTTGGAAATGGCTCTTGTATGATGGCTACAGGCTTTCAAGGTTTTGGTATTGTCGCAACAATAGATGATACCTCAGTAGCCATTGTTAAGTCTAAGCATGGTAAGTTGAGAGCCGTTTCCATTGGCGCTCGTGTTCAGGCGACATCTGCAGCGGATGATTTTCTTCGAGAGATCGAAGATGGTAATGCAGCTAACAAAACAAAAAGGTGGCTTTCACAAAATCCATCTGCTTTACAGTTGCAACATTTAAAATCAAATGGCGTTACTGTTAGCCCAATGGATTTCTCCTGGGATAAGTATAAGGCTGCTTGTTGGTTAAGTTATCTTTGGAACAAAAATGACATTGATAGAATGGTGGAGGAAATCAATTATGAATAGAAATGATTTAATTAATTCAGCTAAAGAATTAGTTAATGGTGATAGAGCTGAAGTATATGGTGATGCAAAGATTAACCATGAGCGCATCGCTAGTGGTTGGAATATTATCGCTCAAGCAGCAATGAAAAATCAAGGTGATTTGACACCAGCGCATATTACGTTGATGATGGATTGGACAAAGACCTGTAGATTATTAGAAACTATGGATCACAGAGACTCTTGGATAGATAAGATAGGCTATGCAAGTTTAGGTGGGGAAATGGCAACGAAGGAAGAGTAATGCCAAGATTTGAAATGTCTATATTACTTGCGTTGGAGAACAAAGTTGGGGAGGTTAGCACAGAAGAATATGATATGATTTGTTGGGCTGATAACCCCAGTGATGACGTGCAAGTGCATAAGACAGCCACTGAAATCATAGATGATCATACAGATAATTTAATTTCTTTAGATCAAGTAGTTTTGTTTGGTATAGCCTACATAAGAATGAAACCAGACAAAGTAATGAACCTACTTTTTGAAAACCATGAGGTTGATAAGAGTAAAATAAAAAGAGTTATGGATTTGTATAGCCATGATTCTGAAAATAAAAAAATACATTGAGGGAGAGATATGTATCCAGATTCAAGAAAACCTATGGAAGAGGTCACACTAATCTTTAAAGCCATTGGATGGGAAAAGAGATTATGTGATTTAACAGAGCAACAAGTTCAGGCATTAATTTTTGGTTTGCAAAACGCTGAAAAAATAGAAGAGGAGATAAATATTGGAAAACTCGAAGACACCTACTATGAGTCAACTGGCGTCACCGCAACAACCAGTATCCCCTTTTAAGAATATTACTGATCACATTGAATTTGCAGTTGATGAAGCGATAGTTGACTTTAATAGTAAGAAGCCAAAAAGAAAATATATAGGTGCTTCTTCTATAGGCGAAGAGTGTTCAAGAAAAATTCAATACAGGTTTATGGGCTATCCGTCTGACAAAGAAAAAGAGTTTAGTGCAAGAACACTGCGTATATTTCAGTTTGGACATGAGATTGAGGATTACGCTGCAAAGTGGTTAAGAGATGCAAAGTTTGATTTAAGAACAGAAGATACAAACGGTAAGCAGTTTGGTTTTTCAATAGCTGATGATCAGATAAAAGGTCATATAGATGGCGTTATCTGCGATGGTCCGGTATCTATGAACTATCCGTTCTTATGGGAAAACAAATCAGCAAACGACAGAAAGTTTAAAGAGTTTGTTAAGGTTGGCGTTGCAAAGGCCAACAAGGTTTATGCAACTCAAATAGCTTTATACCAGGCGTATATGGAACTAGAGGACAACCCATGTTTGTTTACGGTTGTCAATAAAAACACGAGCGAGATTTATTATGAATTGGTTCCGTTTGATAAACATCTCGCTCAATCCGCAAGTGACAAAGCAGTAAATATCTTGACTGCTATTAAATCAGGTGACACTCTGCCACGCATCGCACAAAGTAAAGATTTCTTTTTGTGCAGGTTCTGTGATTTTCAGAATTCTTGCTGGGAGCAATAAAGTAAAAATATAAACGTGGGTGGAAAACAATGGGCGTACTTAGAATTGGTAATACAAAATCAAAAAATCTAGCAGACGATATTAGTGAAAAAGTTCCAAAATCAGTACAACTTCAAGCGTTGGTAGATACATATCCAAATGGGATAATGAGAGGCACACAGTTTGAAATTGGTTCTTTAGATGGAGAAAAGGGAAAATCATTAAAGATATCTGTTGATGCAAATAGATCTGATTTCATGCAAGGTATGGATTTCAGCACCCACGAGGGCGTTGGCGGTATCACAAAGATTATGATGGAAGGCAGAGGCATGACGCTGCAAGACGTGTCTGAATACTTTGCTGATTATTTAGGTCCAGATTTTCGCCCACGACCACCAGAAAACCCTGTCAATCTTAATCTTAACCAAGAAAGCCCAAAGCCTCAAAAGATGCAGATTGATATTAATACACCGCATGATGGTGAACACGTTTACGAATCTAGTGAAGGTGAGATCATATGTCTTGTACGGCGTTACATATCTAGGAGCGAAGATGGAGAGGTTCTTCGAGGTAATGATGGCAAGGCTAAAAAAGAATTCCGTCAGTTCTCTGGCAACAGCACGTTTCCTAAAATGCCAGACACAAGACCTTTGTACAACATACCAGGCATCTTGGAAGCCGAGCGCATCATATGGGTTGAAGGTGAGAAATGTGCAGACGATCTAAACTCTTTGGGTCATACAGCCACCTGTCATTTAGGGGGCGCTGGTATGCTTTCTGTTAGATCTGCACCTAGCTATGACTTCTCTCCGTTACAGGGCAAGCAAGTCATTCTGTGGCCTGATAACGATAGCGCAGGGGTCAAAGTAGCAAAGTTAGTGCAAGACCTAGCAACGAAGGCTGGAGCCACCTCTGTCACAATGCTAACGCCTCCAAGGGGTAAGCCAGAAAAATGGGATGCCTCTGATGCTATCTCTGAGGGTTTTGATGTAAATAACTTCTTGAACGCACCACAGCATAAAACAAAACAAAACATATCATTGCGTGATGAAAGTTTACTTGTCTCCAATATGTTTGTTGGCTCTGCTCCAGAGCAAAGGTTTTTAATTGCAGATACAATACCTCTTGGCGTTCCAGTTGTGTTTGCAGCGGCTGGTGACAGTGGTAAGGGTATGATGACGTTAGATCTCGCAATGAAGGTTGCATCTGGTGAATCAATGCAGAGTTCTTTTGGTGGCTTTGTAGCCAATCATGGCAATGTTGTATTGATGTCAGCGGAGGATGATAAGGATGAGCTGCATCGACGTATTGAAAGGCTTGATCCGTTAAACGCTCGAAGTGATTACCAACATGATTTGCGTGTATTGCCATTACCAAACTTGGGCGGTGTGTTTCCAATGATGCAAAAGGTAGACAATACATACATTATGGCTCCAGAATTTGAGCGGTTGTATGAGCAAATACTTGAGATAGATAACCTGGCTTTGTTTGTTGCAGATCCGATGGCATCGTTTGTTCATGCAGACATCAATGCTGACCCAGCGGCAGGAGCTGCATTTATGGGTATGCTTGCACAGTTAGCTACAGAAACTGGTGCGACTGTCATGGTAAACCACCACATGGCTAAGATTAGAGACAACGACGTGATTACAACGCCTGAACAGGCTCGTAACCTAATTAGAGGTACATCAGCGATTGTGGATGGTGTGCGCTCTGCATTTAGCGTCTGGCAAGTAGACGAGAAAATGGGGCGTCAGCGGTGTAAAGATCTGGGTGTTACATATACTCGTAATTCTGTCTTTGATGGTGCTGTGGTAAAATCTAATGGCCCTGCAAACCGAGAAATCAGACACTTTATAAGGAATCAAAGCAGTGGCCTTCTCGAAGATAGGTCTGTGGACATTAGAAACTTAGCTCTCTCTACAACAGTGCGACTAAGGCTTGAGTATATGTATGAGTTTATTTCTATGTGCGAGGAACATGGAATGGCGATAACCAAAGGCGGTAGTGATGATGGAGCCTATGAAGCAATCCGTGTTAGTTCTTCCACAGAGCCATGCGTCTTAGCGCTCAAAGAAGTTAGTTCATCTACTATAAAGAACACAATTACAGCTCTACAAGAAGAAGGTCGCATTGATACTTACAAATTGTCTCAGACTGGTCCTAAAAAATGGTTAGGAACTAAGATTGGTGTTATGTCTCAGGGTATCTACGAGGCTAGAACTGCAAGAGAAAATCATTGACAACAATGGGAGTATATGTTAATAATCCCATATTAAATGAAAGGAGGTAAAGATGTTAAAAGTATTCGATACATTAGAAACAAAACCAACGTTAAAACAAGCTCAAGAGATTGTGGGCGGTCTTGTTGAAATGGTGCATTCTCCAAGCAACCCTGATGTTCAGGTCTTGGTCAATGAAGAAGGTCTATTACTTGATCTACCTTGGAACGAAGAAGCCACAAGATACGCTGAAACTGGTATTGTAGGTAACGCTATTGTTCTAAAGGGTGATGCAAAATGGGACTAAAATCATTACACCCGGCGCAAAATGCAGAGTTAGACTTTTTGCGTCGGGCAGTAGATAGACTACAAGAAGACAAAAACAGAAATGATGAAAATCATAATGTAAGATTACGCCTCTGGGAAGCCAGGGAAGAATTAGATGACTTTGTTAAAAACCTCAGAAAAGAAGGTTATAACATATAATTACCTAATTGAATTAGCAAATGGCGACGCATAAGAACTAAATTGCGCTGGATATTGCGGCTGAACACTTCCATACGGTTGTTGCGCTGGTTGTTGCTGATATTGTTGCGCCATTCCATAAGGTTGTTGATTACCACCATAAGATTGATATTGTTGTGCCATTTGATAAGGCTGCTGATACGGCTGCTGATAACCAGAATAATTGTTCTGGTTTCCATAAGAACTTCCGCCCATAATACCACCACCATAATACGGCTGTTGTTGCATTGGAGGTCTATAGTACGGTTGCTGATAAGACGGCTGTTGGTATCCTCCATAACCGCCTCCATAACCGCCAAAGCCTCCTTGAAAACCACCGCCATAACCACTGCCGTAACCTCCACCATAACCTCCGCCATAGCCAAGTGGCTGCATATAGTTTTGTCTTTGTTGTCTTTGTTGAGTAAACTGGCCGTAAGCGTCGGTACCTTCGAAAGCTGATTGCAATCTTTGAAGCTCTGCTCTTTGTTCTTCAGTTGGCCCTAAACCACTAGCGTAATCATTGTACGCTTTGTACTCATCTGTATCAGTAACCGCAGTTCTGTACTGCTGCATTGGATTAGAATAATTGTTCCTGTTTCTCTGCCCGCCTCCCATATATTGCTGAAACAACTGTTTTAACTGAGCGCCAATACCATCTGATAAATTTGGAATGCCTGGAGTTTCTGTTGCGGGAGCTGAGGTTGTTGGAGGAGCAGTAGGATTAGCTGGTACTACTTCTGTGCCTAAAAATGCTGGTGTTGCAATCGCTGATGGACTACCGCCAGCTTGTCCAGTATCTGGGGTTACTATTGGATCTATTTGCGTAGGGTCCATATAAGCTACTGGATCGGTTGGGTCTTGAGTGGAAGAGCTAAACTGATCAAATGTCATCCCTTGTTCATCTAAAAACTTTTGAGTTGATTCTGCATAAGGGCCTTCGCCATACTTATAAATACGATCTGCTGGGCCAGTATAATATCCTTTTGGTAATGGACCCATTTGACCCATATCTCTTTGACTCCAATCCCTACCACCACCTAAAGTAATTTGTGAAGGGTCTATTGTACCATAACCCATTGCATTAGTGACTGGATCAGAACGGAACTTCTCTTCTCCAAAAAAACCTCTTAATGTTGAAAAATCTGCTGTTGGCTCTGGTTTTTCCATTTGCTGTAAAGCCAAATCTTGAGCTTTTTGTCTTGATTCCTGTTGTGTTTGAAATCTACCTTCTAACATATCCTTTCTTTTTTGCTGAAAATCTTTATCACCTATTAAAGATTCGAGTAACCTTTCTCTCTCTGCTGGGTCAGTTATTGAATTGGATTGATCGACACCTAGCTGTCTAATATTCGGATTACTTGGCAGCTCTGATACAGAAGAAGCAGCTGTTTCAGGTCCTAAAGTTCCTAAATCTGTCCCTATACCTTGATCTACTGGATTTTGATCTAAACTAAATGGAGTTCCTTCTTGAAACATCTGCTGAATTCTAGTTGAGTCTTGTGTATTAACAACTCCATCTTGATTAGCATCATAACGAGGATCCATGTCCATTAAACCTACAGACATTTTTAAAATATCATTTGCNTATTTAGCGTAATTACTCATATCTGGTTTTTGTACTGGATCCATAATAACACTCCATAGTGATTTAATACCGACGATACATAAAAAAATTCCGTAAAGCAACAAAATATAACGAATATTTGTTCGGGTTTGCCAG